GTTCTTTGCTGGCGCTTGGTTTCAACAGTAACTCGCTCCCCACGATTTGCTCTGAAAGCAACTGGTGTGGTATCACGCCCGGCACCTGTACCTGGGACTTTGAAACCGCCGCCGCCGTTGAACTCACCTGCGTAGAACTGCGCTCCATAATTCGCACCTTTTCCACCGCCGCCAGCTCCACCACCGCCGCCAACCGCTTTCATGAGAGCAACTGCTTTTTCAAGTATGCTCACCAATTTAGCAATGAAGTTGATAACCTTCACAATGATTAAAATCCAGCCCTCAAAGACAGCCTTAACGATTGGACCAAAATTGTTGCCAAGCCAGTTCCCTATGTTGTACCAACCACGAGCAATGTCAGCAATGAAGGCTACAAATTTCTTGAGCACAGGTTCAGCATACGACCACAGAACTTTGATGCCATTCTGCATGACTTTCAAACCTGGGGCCAAGTCATCCATCAGCGTCCGACCAATCTTGACGAACAAGCCAAGAAGCTTCTGTGCCAGATTAATTATAGCTTGGAAGATTGGAGTGATCGCCTTGCCAAAATAAGAGACGAATGCCTTTGACGAACTCAAGGCAGTATTGAACATGCTCACAAGAGTTTTGCCAAGGAACAGTGCAATTTCCTTGATGCGAAGGAAAGAAATAATCCACTCACCAAGCTGATAAACAACGCCGGCAATTGCAGTTACAACTGAGGTGATTGCTCCCCAGATATACCCGAATACCATCTTGGTAACTTCCCAAACTCTGAGAAGAACTTCATTTGTCAGGCCAAGCTCATTTCTGAAGTAGACAACGGCGGCCACAACAGCGATGATAAGGGCTGCAACAATCAGATATGGGTTTGCCCACAGAGCTGCATTCATTGCCAATATGATTGGTATCGCAACTCTGATGGCGGCGGCCATATCTCGCAGACCGGTAACAACCAAACCAAGCGCAAGTCGTCCACCAAGGAAAGCAAGTGAAGCAGCCACTGGTGAAAGTGCAAGGGCTAGCAATCCAAAGTTATTGGCAATCGCGAGAATTAGGTAGGCAATGCCGCTGAATATTCCAGTTGAAGTCTGGATTTTGCCGATGAAATCAGTCCAGTTGTTGCCGAGGACGATGAGAGCCATTCCGATTGTTGGTGTCAGTTTTGAGAAGTCTGAGTTGATGGAATTGGCTGCTTCTTCAAAGGCTGTCTTGAGGCGTTCAACGGAAATCTTACCTTCCTTTGAGAGCTTGTAGAGTTCAGCTCTGGTAACACCCAACGACTCTTGAATGATCGTTGCAACATAAGGCAGGCCTTCGAGAACGGACTTAAATTCATCACCATCAAGCTTGCCTTTATTAAGGGACTGCGAGAACTGATAAACAGCCTGTGACGTGGTTTGCATGGACGAACCGGAAAGCACAGCGGCCTTCTGAAACAATTCGGTAAACTTCATAGCGCTTTGAGCGCTTTCACCCCATGAGCGATATGCCTGAACTACACGGAAGTATAGCGTGACAGTATTCTCAATGGTTGAATAGGACTTATTGGCAATGTCCATGAGCTTCACCCAGCTTGAAGCTACTTCCTCAGTGCCATTGGAAACAAGCTTGAGCCTGTTCTGTAGCTGGGTAAAACTATCGACAACAGCCACAATTTGGTTTGCACCGCTGAAAGTTAATGCGGCAGCAAGAATGCCACGAAGGCTATTTAGGTATGTTGCAGTCGTCTTGGCGCTATCACCGACGGCAGCGAGCTGCTTCTGTACCGTGACAGCTCCTCTTGAATTGACTATGACATTGATGATCTGAGAAATTGCCATTACTTGCTCATCTCCTGATCAAAGATGCCTTTGACTTTAGAACTGGTTTTAGCTATAGCGGCTGCCACAGCTCTTGCAACAAATCCCGCAGTAGTCTGGTTTGAATGACCACGGTCTAGAGGTCCAATATAACCTAAAGTATTCGATATGTAAATAGAGCCTGATTTATATTTTGACAAGCGAGCTCGGCCCTGCGCGACAACAGCTGACAGGTTTGCCTGCTCATTTTTGGAACCCCCGCCAATGTAGGGAGGAGCATGACGGGAAGCATATGGATTGTAGGCTCTGATGCTTCCCGAAAGAGGACGGCCAATACTTATCCGCCAGTTTGATCGAGCTGTACCCACATCGACGGGCGTATCCTTGGCAAGACTGTATTGGACATCTAGAGCCTGTTCTTTGGAAACGGTCAGGGCTGCAATCTCAACCCCCTTGGCCAACCGGTAAAACCTTTTTGCCGCCGCGCCCATGTCCCCGCTCTGATTTGCCCCCGCCATTTTTCTTCTCAGCTCTCTTTTCAACTTCTTTGATGAACCAGATGTCCACCGTGCGAATTACCCCGTATAACAGAACTCGCTGATCTTCATCAAGATCATACTCGTTGGCGTATTCACGAATAGCAGTCCAAGGTATCTCTCCGCCTTCATAGTTCCGACAGCTGCCCAGATCGGTGTAGGCATAATAGTAAAACTCGCTTGTCGGTTCTACATCTGGAGCATCCGCGATGGCCTTTGGATATGGCCGGTTTTCGCGGATGCATTGTCGAAGTATTGCTTGCTCGGTGGGGCCCTGTGTGAGCTCGTAACCTAGGACTGCAATCAGTTTCCCTCGATGTCCTTCAGAAGCTCCTGACGGAACAAAGCAGGGTCTTCGGCTGTTTCCTTGATGATCTTGAGCAGATCAGGAATGTCGTCGAAGGTCTTCATGACGTTCTCGACGTTGTATTCGATAACGCTTCCATCGGGACCGCTGATGCCACGAGTGTATTTGTCGCCAGCATATCCTTCGGAAAGAGCTTCACCTTCGTCAGTGAGCTTTCCATCCTTGTCCTTGGTGAGCCAGTCCAGAACAACAATCTCGGCAAACAACTTGCCAAAGAGTTTGCGGCCCTGGGCTTCACCCATCATGTCGATGGAGCGCTTGTGTTCACGGGCAATCTTTTCAGCTGCCGCGATGAACTTGGTGTTCTTGCCACCGGCTCGTGCGAGGCGTATCCTGGTGTCGTCGATTTCGAGCCAGATACCTTCGCTTTCAAGCCGGGGGCTTGTCTGCATTTTGTTGTACAGTCCCATGATCTTCTCCTGATTAAGACTGGGGTTTCTAGTTATGAAACCGACGGCAGATAGTCGAAGAACACCCACAGCAAAGTGTGGTTGAAATTCGCATCCATCTTGACGGCAGTTGCAGCGTCCGACTCGAGCGGAACCATGATCGGCTCGTCGAGTGTGACTTCGGTAAGGCCGCCGCCCAGAGCAAGCAATGGGAGGTCGACAGCAAAGCCGCGATTTTCCTTGGTCACGAAGAAGTCAAGGGTCACGTCGGCATTCTGCTTGATGGCCTGGATAGCTTCGACCTTGGTGAAGTAGGCGTTGATTTCCACGCTGACTTCAAAGAGACCGATCGTTGCATCGAACCCGCCAAGGAAACCAACGGCCTTGTTGAGCGATACATTGTTGTTGACCTTGAGCGTGAGATCAGTCACGAAGGCAAACAGCGGGTCCGGTGCTTCATCGCCGGTCAGGACCTTCGCCAACTTGATGCGCGAGAAGTCTGTCGACGTATTGTAGGCATCGGACTCAACAACCGAAAGGCGATTGCCAGACTTGACGCCGACCGACGAGATGTTGTGTTCATTCGTGATGGCGACAAAGGAGTAGTTGACATTCACCTTGTCGGCCGAGTCGATGACCATTTCCATTTCGTTCGGGAAAGCGCCGAGAACATACTCAGCCTGAATTTCTGCAGGCAGGGCAGTATCCGGAGCGCCCATTTCACGTTCCAGCTGGAAGGTCTGACGGACGATCAAAGCGGCGAGTTCGTTCTTCAGAACACGGCCGAAGAAGATTTGAACCGTCTCAGTTGTCGAAGCTTCAGCAACCATGACTGCGTCGGACTTGTCAAACGTAAGGGCGCCGGAGGCTACCGACCGGATACGCTTGATGCCATTGTTCGCAGCATTGACAAACTTCGTCGGAGCGCTGTCGCCGCCAACAAAGATCATCTCGCCCGGGATGAGGCCGAGAAGGTTCAGGTTTGCCACCGAAGAAGTGATGACCGGAAGCGAACCGGCCACGTTGACGTCAAGAACGCCGGCGCCAGCCTGAAGACCAACAACCACAATCTTGGCAGTGGCAGGAGGACCTGCTTCAACAGCAAGGCCAGCCGCACGGACTTCATTTGTGCCGCCGTCAACAGCTGTGACAAGCTTGAGACCGTTGTTTCCAGCAATCGTGAAGCCGGAGGCAAAGATCAGCATGCCGGCGAAGTAGAGAGTTTCATCAGCAACGACATAGCCGAGAGCTGAAACAGATGATGGATTGTCATTCTGCTTCTCGCGGAAATCAGCATACATGAAGCCGCTCGTGAGCATCTGCGAGTTGTCGTTGGTGAAGTCCTGGTTGAAGCCGCCCGAAGCTGCCAAATCAACGATGGCACCTTTCTTACGCTGGCGGGAGTTGTTGATCGGGCGGCGCGCGAGCAAAGTCGGTTCGCCACCGAAATCATTGTACTCGTTGGGTTCCATGGAAACCCAGTCTGGCGTTGCCGGAAGAACACCCGGCTGGCCGATAACCTCCTTGGCAATCGCCAAGCCGGTTTCATTGCTGTCGATCTTGTTGCGAAGAGCCATTTTTTCCTACCTCAGGTGTTCATAGATGAAGTCAGCTACTACGAGCGTCGTCCACCAGCTTTTGTTTCTGCCACTTCCTTGACCGTGACCTTCGCTTGCAATGCGAACATCTCGGAACCACACATCACTCGGAGTTCTCTGCCCCTCGTAAGCGAACAATGCTATTTGACTAGCATCCCTTGCTGAAGCAAGACCTCCACCTAGAGGGGTGAACACGTTGATGTAGATCAGCCCCTTCTTGGAGAACTTCCTTTGACCAGCAGCTCCGACTAGGGAGACTTGCCCGCCGCCTAAGTAGTCCAAGTTCCACCTTGCCCAGGTTTCATCTGCAAGATGATCTTCAACCTTGAGATTGGGCCAGTCACATTTGTAGCCGGCACCTATCTCCCAGGCTTGTCTAAAAATCTCAGCCATCTCACGATCGGCATCAGAGAGGTTGGTGATCATTGGCGCAACCCCAAATAGAGAAGAATTGGGACCGGACCTGGGCTGAGTTCTTCAACCTTGAATATCTTGAAGCCCTGACCATCCATGTCGATGACACGAGTGAACCTTGCGAAATCATGAACGAGGCTGGGCAGAACAAGAGCGATCTTTTCTGCTTCTTCCCACATGCCAACTTCCATGTAGGATGACTCGCCAAGTTTGATGTATCCTGATGGACGAACGAAGATGCCCATGACACCAGTAACAGTCAGCGGAGCTCCCGGAGGACCCAGCGGGTCGTTTGCATCCGATACGCCGGCTTCATTGATGAGAGTTATCGGACGGCCGTAGTTGGTAACAGCCTTCGTAACCAGATCACGACTGCGTTGCCAATTAACCGCCAAGATACTTATCTCCTACTGATGTGATGCCGACGAGAACGACGCCGCGCATGTCACCAAGCAACCACGGGTAAAGAAGAGCCAGAACACCCGGGAAAATTGGGAGACCGTCATGCGATACACCAACCTTTTCGGAATAGATGTTTTCGATCGGGCCGATCTTTTCCTTGACAATCATGCCGGTGCCAAGAGATATGGGAACGAGATTGGTGCCACCATGTGAGAGCAGAGCCAATTGACGCTGAGCTTCAATCACAGAATAGGGAACTTCGTTCTCTGGGAAAACTGTTGTTGTGTTGAGGTTCTTGCGCGGCCACGGAGTTGGCTGCGTGGAACTGACAACCTCACCACGCCACATCTGGGCGCGGAGATAATCTGTTGAAAGGATGCCGAGAATTGCCACGGCATCTTTTTCTGCATCAGTGGTGAACGGCAGGACGACTCCGCGAGCGAGAGCATAGTCAACAATAGACTGCTCAGTCACGAATGAGTTTGCACCCGCAACTACCGCTCCAGTTTCAACTATGAGTTCGACCTGCCGAGCCATGATTATTCATCGTCCTTGTTGTCGTCATCGTCGTTGCCGGCGTCGGCGTCAGCTTTGGCCTTTTCAGCCTTGGCTTCGTCGATGATGGCAATCAACTTGTCCGTCGGAATGTTCGACGCGAATGTCAGACCGAGTTCAGCCGCTTCAGCTTTGAGAAAATCGCGGTTCGGGTTGGTGAGCAGGGTTTTTTCTTCGACTCCTTCATCATCCGAAACCGGCTCAAGCTTGCTCTTGAACTCCGGAATAAGTTCTTCGTTGGCTTCAACGATGTCGCCGGCTTTTACCGACGGCGGAATGTCAACCAATGCACGATACTTTGCCATGATGTATTTCCTTTCCTGTTAAGAAATAGAGAGGCAGCCCTTCAGGAGTAGAGCTGCCTCCCACCAAACGACCTGCGGGAGGACTGCAGACCGATTAGTTCTGAACGACCGAGTGGAAGACACCCGACTTGCCGTTGTAGTCCGCCCGGATTTCCATTCCCAGCGCGCCCATGACGAGGAAATTGTAGTTGTCGGTCGGGTTCGAACGAGCCATCGGAGTGGTGCCAACAGCCATGCCGACGATCGGACGGATGTATTCCGAATTGGGGACGAAGCCGAAGAAGGCGTTGCCCGTCAGTTCGAAAGTGACATCAATCTTGGCGATGCGGCGGGTGGTCAGCAAGTACTCGCGCAGCGAGCCGCCCTTGAAGCCGGCGGAACCGGAGTAGGGGAGGTCCAAACGGCGGCCGATTTCCGGGGAGACATAGATGTTCACCTTCTGAGTGACCAGATTGGCGTCCAAGATGGCTCCGAGATACATCCCGAAGAAATTCGCGATGGCATCGGCAGTCGTTGCGGCCAAGGTGAGGTCGATGTTGGCACCGCCGACAGCGGAACCGAGGTTGACTTCCTTGGAGTAGGTGTGGTTCAGAATGCCCGTGGCGGTATAGCCACCAACGACAATGCTCGCGTCGCCGCTGAGGGCGTAGAGAGCCATGTCGCGGCGGATTTTTGCCGTGTGGGTTTCCTGGTCGTCGGACAGCGCGTCAAAGTTCTCCGACTGCAGCGTATTCCATTCGCGCCATTCGCGACCGTAAGCGGTGGCGAAGATCGGGAGCGGAGTTCCGCGGTAGTCGTAGGTCACTTTGTCCATGCCGACGGGGACCTGGCCGGAAAGCGAGCGGACAACAGAACCGGCGTCCGAAGACACGCGATACATATTGACAAGCTTGCCGATGTTCACCGCTTTTGCGAGCGGCATCAGGTCGTTCATGAAGGTCGAACCTTCATCGTTGCGCATGACACGGCGGGTGATGCCGTCAAGCTCCAACCAGGCGTCACGCGGCAGGATCGCCGCAGCGTTGCTGAGTTCAGCAAACGTGGTTTCAGTCTGGTGGAACCATTCACGGTTCGTGCAGAGCTGGTCCCACCAGGCGGCGTGCGGCCGGGAGTTGGCGATCAGCTGTTCATCGAAGTAGCGCATTTGTCGCCTTCCCCTTATGCTGCCGACAGGTAGCTCAGACCCGCGGGACGGATGCGGATGAGCTGTTCGCTGCCAGAGTTGTTGTTGTAGACCTCGTCGCTGTAAGCAACGATGAGGTCCGATGTGGCCGCAATCGCCAGGGTGCCATTGGCGCCCAGGGTCAGCGGAGTTCCGATCGCGGTGATGTTGACACCATTCGCGATACGTGCGGCATAAAGGCACTCGGTCTGGAGCTCCATGCCGATTGCAGTTTCCGCGGCTGTCCAGGCGGTGTCAACCGACTTCAGCTGCAGGTAGTTGTCCTGGACAATCCAGACCTTGCCGACAGTCGCTGCGCCCGCGAGGGCCCACTGACCAGCAGCAATGACAACCAGACGGCCGGGCAGGAGTGCCACGTTCGCAATGAGCTCGCGCACCTGCGGAAGTGTCTCCTGGACCGGGCCGACAAGGATTTTGTTGAAACGAGCCATGTGATTAGGCCTCCTTCGCTGCCGGAGCCTTGAAAGCCGACACATTCGCATTGGTCTGAACCTGACCAGGGCGGATGACGGCAGCCTTCGCGACGTCCTTGATGTTGCCGGCGAGGACCTTGAGGGTCGAAAGCGGAGTGTCCTTCGCAGTCGCCTCATCGAGCAGGTTCGCTTTCACGATCTTGTCGATCAGTCCATTCTTCTCGGCGTCTTCCTGGGCCTTCTGATTGGCCAAGGTTGCCAGCTGTGCGTCGACCAAAGGCTTGAGGGCCTTCTCGAACGCGTTGGCCACACCTTCGGTGATGGTGGTGCCAACAGTTTTAATGCTCTCTGCCAGGGCGTCAACCTTAGCGGAGAGTTCGTCGACTTCTTTCGACATCTCTGCTTCCTCGTTTGTTGCAGTGGTTTCCGCCCCTAGGCCATTGAAAGCTTCGGTAATTGCGGCCTTTATTCGCTCGTAGAGAGGAAGCTTCGCTTTCTTCTCCAGAGCTCGGGCAATCGACTCGACTGCCCAATCCATTTCTCGGTCGGTGTCATCGGACCAGACCGAGTTGATGACTTCGATTTCTTCAGATGAACCTGACGAGTTCACGAAGATACCGACACCTTGTTCAGGTGTTGCGGCGCCATCATAATCCAAAAGAATTGCGTCATGGTCAAATTCCATTTCGCGTGCGATAGCATCGTAT